CGTGAGTTTTGTACAAAAAATCACGATGACCGATGCCAAAGTCAAATTTGGTAGTTTATCGCTGAATAATCAATATCAAGTACATTTTGCTGGCATCAATGGTGCTGTCATAAATTATCTTAGATATGATAAAAGAATTGATAATGCACAAGACTTTATCAGTCGAGAGGCTGGAATTCTTTGTAATGATGCATCACTACCTGCAACCGCATATGCGACAGCAGAAGTAAAGGATAATTTTATGGGTGTACCGCAAGAGTTTGCTCATACAAGGTTATATACAGATATTGACTTTACATTTTATGTGGATGAAGATTATACACTATTGAATATCTTTGAGGGTTGGATGGACTATATTTCTAGTGGTGCAGAAAGAGAAGTTGCTGATTTTCAAAAACCATTCTATCGAAGAATGAGATATCCTGATTCTTATAAGTGTGATACTATGTTTATCACGAAGTTTGAAAAGAATATGAAAAGGAAATTGAGATATCAATTCATTAATACTTTTCCAAAAGCAATATCACCCATGCCAGTGACATATGGAGCAGCAGACTTATTGAAAGTAACTGTTAGTTTCAATTATGATCGCTATATAGTTGCGAATCAAATAGATTCGTGATATAATACTAAATAAAACACTGAATTGAATAATTATGCCTTTACCAAAGATTAGTACTCCAACTTATGAATTGGTGTTGCCATCGAATAATAAAAAAGTTAAGTATCGCCCATTTCTTGTTCGTGAAGAAAAAATATTAATTCTTGCTCTAGAATCAAATGACTCAAAGCAAGTAAGTGATGCGATTGTTGATATACTAACATCATGTATTTTAACTAAAAATGTAGATGTTACTACTTTACCTACATTTGATATTGAATACTTATTTCTAAATGTTCGATCTAAGTCTGTAGGAGAAACAGTTGAAGTAAATGTGACTTGCCCTGATGATGGTGTTACTGCTGTTGAAATGGCTGTGAACATTGACTCTATCAAAGTCAAAAAAACTAAAGGTCATAATAGTATTATTAAACTTGACGATAAGTATTCTATGAAATTGAAGTATCCTTCAATGAAACAATTTATAGAAAATAATTTTGATGTTGAATCAACAAATGTAAATCAATCTCTTAGTATGTTATCAGGTTGTATTGATATGGTATATGATGAGGAGGAGAGTTGGGATGCTGATGAATGCACTCAAGAGGAGTTGGATGGATTTATTGATCAATTAAATACCAAACAATTTAAAGAGGTTGAAAAGTTTTTTGATTCAATGCCTAAATTATCCCATAAAGTTAAGGTTACAAATCCAAAAACTGGAGTTGAATCAGATATTGTATTGGAGGGTTTAGCTGCTTTTTTCAGCTAGGTATGGCCCACACGAATCTGGAGTCATACTATAAAATTAATTTTGCCATGATTCAGCATCATAAATACTCATTAACTGAGATTGAAAACATGATGCCTTGGGAAAGAGATGTATATGTCGCTTTACTCAAACAATATATTGAAGAAGAAAATTTAAAAAGACAACAAAGTAACTCATAATGCCATTACCCATTCTCTCTGTTGCTAAAATTGCTGCTTCAGCAGCAAAGGCATCTAAGAAAAAGAGACAAACACCAAAAATGCAAGTCACCAAAGTCATGGACATGGGTGTGGATGATGGTGGTGATGTGGCACCAAAAAAGAGAAGAGGAAGACCTAAAAAATTACAGACACTTGCAGAGGTACAGGCAGATATCAACTTAAGAGAATTTCAAAAGTCTCAAAAAAAATTGAATGCTGCTAAGTTGATGAACAAAAATGCTAAAGGAACTGAAAAAATTTTAATGCAGTCAAATATGATTCTGGCAGATATTGCAAGAATCATATCAACAGACCTTTCAATACAACAAGAAAAAGAAAAAGCACAGATAGACGCACTCAGAGAGGAACAAAATAAGGGTAAAGTAGCAGAAGAAGAAAAAAGTGTAGAAAGTTCTGGTAAAAAAGTTGCAGGTGGTTTAAAGAAAATGTCAATGAAGGCATTGCAACCTGTGACCGGTGCATTTCAAAAACTATTGGATTTAGCAGGTATACTTGGAGTCGGTATACTTGGAAATGCTGCTTTTGAATTTATTAGAAATCCTGAGAACTCTGAAAAGATAGCAAAATTCTTTGGATTTATACAAAAGAATGCTAAGTTTATACTAGCTGGCATGGGTATTCTTGCTGCACTACCTTTAATTAGTTCACTTACAGGTGTGATAGGAGCAATAAAAATTGCATTTAGTGGTTTAGCATTTGTTATGGCAAACCCAGTAATATTAGGTGCGATAGCATTAATTGGTGCACCGATAGGTATTGCCATTGCCGGTGGTAAACTCATGGAGTTTGTTCAAAATAAAGTTACTGGTGGATCAAACTTCCAAGATGCTCATGATAAATTAGATCAAATATTAAAGGATAATAATATCAGAAAGGTTGGTAAAAATTACAGGGTATTTACTGGAAATTCAAAACAAATAGCACAAGGAAAGGGTTCTAGAAGAGAGTTAAATGCAGAGGAGCAAAAAATATTAGATGATGTGTTGAAAAAAAGGGAACAGTTAAATCAACTTCGTGACGATATGAGAGCAGAGATGGATAAACAGAAGGCAACTGTAACAATGTCTGGTGTGAGAACGGCTGGTAGGGATAAAGGCGATAAGTATTTTACAAAAGAAGATAATCAGAAGAAAAAAGATTTAGAAGCACAGGTCAGGGCAGACTTTGAAGCAAAAATTCCAGATATTGTTGGACTACAAAGAGGTGGTAGGGGTGCAAGAGGTAGATCTTATCTCGTTGGAGAACAAGGCCCTGAATTGTTTACACCAAATACTGATGGTCAGATAACAAATAGTAATGAAACTCTTGCTATGTTAGCAGATGGTGCAAATCAAGTTAACATAATTACTGAGGATTTACCACCTATCACTACTCCAATGCCTGATGTACCCATCAAGAATGGTGTGGTTGCAAACGAAGCAGAACCAGTAAGTTCAATAAATCCTTTGAATGATTATATGATGTTTACACCTCAACTCTTAGGTATTGAATAATGCAACAGGCTGAACAACTTAAAATAAATGTATCTAACATTAGAAGTTCTTTACTAATTGGAACTAAGAGAACTCAAATATTAAAAATAAGAAAAGAGAAATTACTTGAAGATATTGAACAAAAGAAATTAGTACAAGAAGAAGAGAAAAATATTGAACAAACAAAAAAACCAAAAAAGATAAGTGTTCTTAAATCACCAGTGAAAAAGGTCGCAAATGTTTTTGATAACATTATGAAATTTGGAACCATCGTATTAACTGGTATTCTCCTTAATGCACTTCCAAAAATGATGGGTACAATTAAAAAGGTATTCGAGTCAATCTCAGGATTTTTTGGTAGAGTTTTTAACTTCTTTAAACCATTCATTTCATTTGTGACTGGTATAAAATTTGATGATAAAAGTGAAAAAAATAAAAAATTAGTAGATGATGCTGAGAATTTAAAAAAACAACTCAAACCCCTTAATGATATTACAAATCAAGTTGGAAAACTTACAGGTGATTTTGAAAAGGCTGCTGAAAAGTCTGGTGCCTCAACTAGTAGTGGTGGATCTGGTACAAGTGGAACAGAAAATAGCACAACGACTACTGTAACAACTGAGACAACCACTGAGGGTGGAGACAATACAATAACTGGGAATGAAACTAAAACAGCAAGAGAACTTGAAGAACAGGGATTCTATCAAGAAAAACTAGATGATGCCTTAATCAGAAGAGCTGAGTATATAGAATCAGGTGATACCGCAAAATTAGAAGGTGTTGAGAAAAAAATAGAATTTTATCAAAAAAAATTAGGAATTGACACAAGTTCTAAATTTACAATCCTCGTGAAAGATTCAGATGGAAAGGTTCAAAAAATCGATGCATCAAAATTAAAGGCAAAAACTGACGACACTGTTTCTATGTTAAATAATGGTAGTAGCACTAATGGTAGTAAAACTATCGTTGTTCAAAGACAGATCGTTCAAACTAATGTAGCAGTACCAGTATAATGCCAGCAGTCAGTCCGTCAAAGTATAATAGAATTGAACTTCAGAAAAAAGGTAAACAACCTGTTGAACTGAAGGGAGGTGTGGTATCTGTTGATTATTATGAGAGTTTGTATTCACCAAGTGTAACTGCAAATGTGATGTATATGGATGCAGGTGGTAATTTAGAAGATGATAAGAACAAACTTACAAGTGTAAAAGAAGCACTGCCAATCACAGGATTAGAAGATTTATTCTTTAATATTACTAACGAAACTGGTGAATTAAAATTTTTAAAGAAAGATGCCTTTAAGGTATCAAAGGCTCCTGTGATGACTCGTGAGTCCAATAGACAAGCAGTTTTACTTTCTGTAGTTAGTCCTCAACTTAAACAAAACAATGATGATCCAATATTTGATAAGTACAAAGGAAAAATAAGTGATACTGTCAAAAAAATTCTTAAAGAAAAACTTAAAATAAGTAACGATAAATTAGATATTGAACCAACAAAAAATGGATATAATTTTTTAGGAAAAGGTAGAGGAGGTCTTGATTTAGTATTAGATTTATGTAAAAGATCAGTGCCTGTGAAGGGAGATGCTGGATTTTTCTTCTATCAAACTAAGAGTGGGTTTAAATTTAAATCTATAAATGAATTAGTATCTCAGAAACCAGAATTTACACTCGTATATTTTGGTGGATTTAAAAATGATATGACAGAAGATAATAATGATAATAAAATTATGATGCCACCCAGATTTGAAAAAGATCAGGATGTAATTAAATCGTTGAAGGGTGGTGTATATCGAAGTCGCAACATATTCTTTGATCCAAGAACCTTTTGCTATCAGGAGGTTACATATGATATCAGTAAAGAAGGAGTTAAAAAAACTTTGGGAGGAGCCCCACCATTTGCAGATGATGTCAAAAGTTTTACAAAAACATTTCACCATATTCTAGATGTTGGAAGTCTCGATTCAAATCCAAGCACTGAGATTAATAATGACCCTAGAGAGTGGCAAGCATCATCAGTGATGAGATATAATCTCTTACACTCACAAGTTGTACATGTACAAATTCCATGCAACCTTAAACTAGAGGCAGGTAATGTCGTGAAGATGGAGATTGAATCTACAAGTTCAGACAAAGAAGAAGGTGCAAAAGATGAACAGCAAAGTGGTAATTACCTCATTTTAAATCTATGTCATCACTTTACGGATCGTAGATCCATCACATCTTTAACTCTTGTAAGGGATACATATGGAATCAAAAGGAGCAAAGACTGATGTTTGAATTACCTAGTTTTTTTAATTCAAAACTTGAACCTTGGATAGGTAAAGTCGTATCCCAAAAGGCACAGAAGGCTCAACTAAATGGTATGGGATGGGGTCATAGGTTCAAAGTACGCATCATGGGCACATATTCTGAGAATGATAATGTGGAGGATAAAGATTGTCATACAGCAGTTGTGATGTTAGGTGTGACTGATGGAAGTGGTGCAGCAAACAGAATGAAATCAGTCAAGATTACTCAGAATGATATTGTTTTTGGATTCTTTTTATCACCAGATCAAAATTTTCCTGTGATTACTGGTATCATGGGAAGAACACCTGCAAAGAAAGATTGTGGTGGTAAATTTGGTGTTGGGTCTGGACATACAGATGAGTTAAAGCCTGGGGGTACTGGAAAAAATGAATTTAACCAACAAGATAATATGCCAACACAGGGTTTAGGCACTGATGGTAAAACTGGAAGTGGTGAAGGTAAAGAGGTCAACAGTCAAAAATTAGAGAAGGCAGGTCTTGATCCAAATAATCAAGAAGTAAATACCAATAAAGAACCAAAAGGTTTGAAAAATTTTGATTTTGAAGGGTTAGATCAAGAAGCAATAAAAGAAATTGTGAATGAAAGTAAAATAGCATCTGGTAAACTTAAGGAAACTGTATCGAGTTTGAAAGACACTATTATCGAAGAAGCACCATTTGATGAATTAAAAGATGTTGCTGAAAGATTGACCCCTCAACTAAAAAATGTAGCAGAAAGTTTTGAAATATCAGATGAAGTAAGAGACGAATTGTCAAATCTATTGACATTTGACTAATAAATAAGTATAGAATAGTAGAATTATGGCAGACAAATTCTTACCAGAAGAAAGTGAAACAGTTCAGATTTTTAAAGATAAGTCACCGATACCTAGTTTCTTATCTCCTGAACAGATTACGACATTTACTCAATTAATCAAGGATAATCCTGTTGGTTTTGAGGATAATATTAATTTGCTTAAAACTAATTTTCCAACAGAGTTTGCTGATGTTGCTCCATTTACTGAAGTTGAATTAGAGTCTCTCGACAAAAGTGCATTCTCTTCACTACTCGATAGGAATAAGTCATACAAAGAAATGGCAAAAATATTCCCACTTGAACCACTTTCAATAACAACTGGTGATGTAATTATTTTACCTGATGGTGTGAGTGATAGGTTTTTTGAGAAAGTGGAAGCAAAGATGCAAAATTATTTTAGCATGGTGTCTAAGGTTGATAATTTTACTACAGATTTACCCAATGAATTAGGTAAACTTACTAAATCGATAGGTTCCATATCACAAACATTTGTAGGAAGAATATCCAATGCTTTGCAAGATAATTTAGTTTCTTTTATTGACGGTGGTATGGCGAAACTTGCCAGTAAGATATTTGCAAGTAAAATTCCGGGTGCATTAGGTATAGTTACAGGACTGGCAGGTAATTTAGCTGGTGTAACAGATAAGATGTTTAGTGGTATGGAATGCTTAACATCTAAAGTGACTGGTGCGATGGGTGGAGTAATAAAGGATATGTTGACCGGTATGACTAAAAATATGTTGAATGCTCCTACTTGTGCGATTCAACAGTTTATCGGGGGACTAACTAACAAGATTGCTGACTCTATGCAAGCAATTACTAAACCACTTTTAAATCCAATTCTTGGTATTCTTGGGCCCATAGGTGCCAAATTTGATGTAAAGGATACAATTCTTGGTGGTATTGATTTTATGAAAAAAGTTGGCAACATATTCAAGTGCCAACCCCCTAAGAAACAAACCTCCTCTTCAAAGTTTGTAATTGATAATGGTAGCAAAAAAGATAAATCACAAGGTGAAAGTCAAGGTCTTTTAGATCAAGCATTTGGTGCAGCATCTACAGCATCGGGATTGATAGACAAGGCAAAAGGATTTTTGGACAGTGGACTTCCTACAGGTCTATCAAAGTTTGAAGAAGAGTATGGGCAATGGAAAATATTTGGGTCTACAGTTGGAGAGGCAGCAGATCATGGTATCGGTGGTGGTAATTGTTACACTGGAAATAACTTTAGTTGTGGCCCTGCGAATATAGATATTTTTGGTGGTAGTGGTCAGGGTGCGACTGGTAAAGTAATACTTGGAAACTTCATATCAAAATTTGATAAAGAGGATATGTTCGGCACTTTGTCAAGAACAGCGAGTATCATTGGTGTGGATATTACAAATCCGGGTGAAGGTTATGCAGAAGGCCCATTAATAGATTTTAATGACAAATGTAATCAAGGTCGTGGAGCTTATGGTAAAGCAATAGTTGATAGAGATATGAAATCACCAACTTATGGTCAAGTGACTTCAATTGTAATTCTCAGTCCGGGTGAAAATTTCCCTACTGATGGTTCTGAGGAAAAGGAAGCATTCATAAGAGATGTAATCATCGAAGATCCCGGAATAGGATATGAGGATGCTGAAATATCAGATGATATAAGACCAATCATTCAAAATGGTCGTATCGCTGCTATTGAAATTGTAGAACAAATACCCTATAATAGATTACCAGACTTATCAGTTACATCAGATACTGGATATGGAGCTATAATTAGACCTATATTAACTACAGAGAGGGATGAAAGAAGAACTGATCCAACTCAAACTGGTGTATTCAAGGTTGTTCAATGTGTCGGAGCATTTTCATCCGAAACAGTTCAGCAGCAAGTAAGCACTCCAGATGTAGTTAGAGAGATCGAAGAAACTTCAGCAGCACCCGTTCCAATAACCACAGAGACAAATGTTCCCGACACCACTACAACAAGTCAAACTACAACAAATACTACTACTCAAACTGGAACGATTGATACACCAAGTCAACAAACGACTGGACAGAGTGACACTCCTGCTCCTCCTAGTCCTCCTAGTGGTGGCGGGTCTGAGGGATCAGGTGGGGGTTACGGAGGATACTAATGTCAAGTGAAGCAAGACAACTAGAGATATTTGGTGAAAAGTTATACTTAGAAACAAATACTGATCGTATAGATTCTAACGGCCCTGCTGCATATGTCTTGGCATCTCAGACAAGTGATAAGGTAAAATATAATCAAAGTTTGCATGAGGGATCTGGTGATTCGAGAATCTATGCTGAAAAAAGATTACAGATTGAATCAGGTGTAAAAAGCGAAACTAATGAACAAGCATTTAATATCAGAGTTAAAAATGGTCACGGTAATATCACTACAGAAAATGGAAATTTTACAATAAGTGGTGATAAGATAGTCATTCAAGCAGAGGATGAATTAGTTTTACATGCTCCTAAAATAAAAATAGGATATGATTCGGCAGGTAAAACCGATCAAGTGACAGTTAACGCACAAAATATAAAACTAAATGCAGGTGGTAGATGCTCTTTGAGAAATAAAATCATGTATAAAAATGGTTTGACATCACCATTCAGTGCTGCTTATAACAAGTGGTATAAAAGTTTACTTCCGGGATAATGGCATCACCAGATATTAGTCAACAAGCAAATTATCAAGATGGTAATTCAGTATTTGATAGTGTTTTTATACTTGAAAAACTTGATTACGATTTTTCTAATGATGATATTACAACCAGAAATTTAAGAGTTACTGGTATCGCTACCTTTGGAACCAGTTCTACCACGATTGATGGTGCTACAGATACGATTAGAGTTGGCACAGCATTAACTTTAGGACACACTCAAGGTCTACAATTTCATACACAAAATTTACACTCAACGGGATTTGAGGTAAATCAAGTTAACATTTCCGGAATTGCTACGATTGGAAGTGATTTGTATTTGACTGGTGCTTTGGTGGATACAAGTGGTGATACAGGAAGCTCAGGACAACTTTTAGCATCAACTGGTTCAGGTACAAACTGGATAAATGCAAACTCTACAAGTGTGTTAAATGCAGTTAATGTTGGTGTAAATTTAAATGGTACAAATGCAAACCAATTTGTGTCATTCTTCGGAGCGAATAGTGGTAATCAACCAAATCGTGTAGACGCAGCATTTACATATAATCCATCAACAAACACGATGTCAGGTATTAATTATTCTGGCACATCTACATTTACTAATACTAAGGTCACAGGTATATCCACTGCTGCGATTTTAGAAGTGGAAGGTCAGTTGAGAGATGGGGATGGTAATTTTGGCTCTGCTGGACAGGTATTAACATCAGATGGAACTGATCTGAAATGGGATGCAAGTTCAAACCTACCTGCCGGATCATCAGCACAGATAGCAATCACCGATGTATCAAGCGGAACTCCTAGACTTCTTCTTGCAACTGGAAGTGGAACACAAAAAGATGTGCTTTCAAATTCCAATTTGACTTACAACACATCAACAGAAGTTATTACAGGTAAGATTTCAAATATTTCTAATCATGACACTGATGATTTAAGTGAAGGTTCTTCAAATCAATACTTTACAACTGCTAGGGCAAGAGCATCTGTTAGTGCGAGTGGAGATTTATCATATAATTCAAGCACAGGACAGTTCTCAGTCAATGTGCCATCTGCATTTGTAAGTGGAATGATTATCTTGTGGTCAGGTGCAGCAAATAACATTCCATCAGGTTTTGTATTATGTGATGGTAATAACTCAACACCTAATCTGACGGACAGATTTGTGGTTGGTGCTGGTGCAGCATATGGAGTTGGTGCGAGTGGTGGTTCAAGTAGCGTTACCATATCTCAATCGCAGTTACCTTCTCATAATCATTCATTAAGTGCAAGTGGAACAACAAATAGTGCAGGTAGTCACTATCATCATTCATTTAGATCAGGAAATCATGGTCAGATTCGTAATGGTTCTAATTTGAGTGCAAATAATTATCCGGGTAGTGGTACAGGCCCAGCAAACTTATATGAAGGTTATAATATAAATTCTTCGGGATCTGTGGCAAATGTAGGTAAAACCAGTGATCATTCTGGGCATCAACATGGTTTCAGTATCAGTGGTAATACTGGGTCAACTGGAAGTGGATCCTCTGTTGAAAATAGACCACCATATTATGCTCTTTGCTATATTATGAAAACATGATATAATATAATAAAAGAAAAACTTTTCATGTATGATAAAAATTTTAATACCCCAGAAGTCTTTTTAAATAAAGACTTTATTGGAGTGTGGGATAATGTAGTAAAAGATGATTTCAGTAATTTTATTATCAAAACACTTGATGAGTCAACTCAAATAATTCCACGAAGTAATACAAGTGTTAAAGATACTCAATTAGACATCGCTGCCTTTAATCCAATGGTATCTGCACATATAATGTGTGCAGTTAGAATGTGTTTAGAAGAATATATCGAGTGGTATCCATTTTTAAAAAATTTTAATTATCATAGCACTACCTGTTTATTACAGAAAACAAAACCAACGGAGGGATATCATGATTGGCACTCTGAATCAAATAATATTGCCTGTGCGAATAGAACTTTAGTTTGGTCTGTATATTTTAATGATGTTAAAGAGGGAGGTGAAACAGAATTTTTATATCAAAAACAAAAAATAAAATCAAAGAGGGGTAGAGTACTAATCTTCCCAGGCTCTTTTACGCATCTTCATCGTGGTAATCCTCCATATGAGGCAAAATATATCGCAACTGGTTGGCTAGCAAGCAATAATATGGGTGAACCAACGACCCTTATATAATAAATATCTAGAAACAATATTGTGGAAACTGAATACTCACAAGTAAAAGAAAATTTTGGAACTGATTTTATCGGTGCTCTTAGACATATGAGAAATGTTTTATTAAGAGAAAGTGATTGGACTCAGTTTACTGATTCACCATTATCAGACTCAAAAAAAACTGAGTGGAAAACTTATCGTCAAAATCTTAGGGATCTTCCAGCAACAGAATCCAATCCTGAGAATCCTACATGGCCTACGAAACCCTCATAAAAAGTACATGAGTTGACAAAAAACCCTATATATGCTAGTATAATAAAAAATCGAGGTCTTTCATGAACGATGCATCAGTAGTAAAGACGATAGTAGACATCTGCTCAAGGTCTTTTAAAATCGTAAGTGACGAGGGATATATACAACTGGTGCAATGTGAGTGTATGGAAGAATTTATGGATGTACTAAATGTATGTCAAGAATTTTTAGATGAAGATATGATCGTATATTCTGAGATCATAACTAAACCAAAAAGATCTAGAAAAACAAGAAAAAGAAAAAAAGAGAAAGAAACTGAATAAATAGTCAAAAAGATATGAAAAGGTTTCAAGAATTTACAGAGAATGTAGATAAGGTCGCAGCACTTCGTGCTAGACAAAAGGATGCTGTATCCAAATTTAAAACGAGTTCTAATACACCTGAAGTAAAGAAACCTGAGAGTCGTGTTCATTCTGGAGATGTTGCAAGTGCAAACTTAGCAGCAGCAAAAGCAGCAAAAGCAAAAGCAATGGCAAGAAAAGCAGAAATTCGTGCAGAAATCCAGAAGGAGAAACAGGATAAATAGATAGAAGACATACTTTGTAGATGAGCGATGCCACTTAATAAGTTAGAGAATTTTATAAAGAACACTGAGGGTAAGATTCTCTATGTAAATCCAAGTGACTTGGATGCAACCGACAGTATAACAAATCAAGGAAACTCTTTAGCACAACCGTTTAAGACAATCCAAAGGGCTTTACTTGAGTCTGCTAGATTTTCATATTTAAGAGGAAACAATAACGATTTAATCGAGAAAACAACAATATTACTTTTTCCCGGTGAGCATATTATTGATAATAGGCCCGGATTTGCTGTAAAAGAAGTTAGTAACACTGCAACTGCTGTATCACCATCAGGTGCAGAAAGCACAGCATCAGAAACTTTATCACTTAATTTAACATCTAATTTTGATTTAACTCAAGAAGATAATATTCTCTACAAGTTTAATAGTATCAATGGTGGTGTCATTGTTCCTCGTGGTACATCGCTCGTTGGATTAGATTTAAGAAAGACAAAAGTAAGACCTAAGTATGTTCCTAACCCAACAGATAGTACAGCAGCAAAATCTGCAATATTCAGATTAACTGGTACATGTTATTTCTGGCAGTTCTCAATATTTGACGGAGATGAAAGTGGACTTGTATTTACAGACCCATCTGATTTTTCTGCTAATAATCAGTCAACACCAACATTTTCTCACCACAAACTAACTTGTTTTGAGTATGCTGACGGTGTAAACATTGATACGAGATTTAATTTAACTGACTTAGACATATATTATAGTAAATTATCAAACGCATTTAACACTACATCTAGACCGATAGATGCGATTGATAGATTCCCTGCAAACTCATTAGGATTCGCACCACAAAGACCAGAATTTGAAATAGTTGGAGCATTTGCATCTGACCCTATTAATATTTCAAGTATTATTTCAGGTGATGGATCTACACCCGGAACTATTGTTACAGTAACCACTGCGACTGCTCATGGACTGACAACAAACACACCCATTAAAATAAAAGGTGTCGATACATTTGACTACAATATATCAACAAAAGTACAAAATGTTACAAGTAGCACAGTATTTACATACTTATTACCATTTGTACGAGATAATTTACCAGCAACTCCAAGTGCTTCATCCGCAACAGTAACTATTGAAACCGATACTGTTTCAGGTGCATCACCTTATATTTTCAACATATCTCTTCGTTCTGTCTTTGGAATGAATGGTATGCTTGCAGATGGTGATAAGGCTACTGGTTTCAAATCAATGGTTGTAGCACAGTTTACTGCAATTTCACTACAAAAAGATGACAGAGCATTTGTTAAGTATAATCAATCTTCGAGATTATATGAAGGAATAGGTATCACTAAGGTTACTGGTGCTGCTCTTGCCTCTGGTTCATCATCACAAGACTCATCCACAGTCTATCATTTAGACTCTGATGCAGTTTATCGTCAGGAATTTGAAACAACTCATATCAAACTAACAAATGATGCAGTCATGCAGATTGTATCAGTATTTGCGATTGGTTTCAATAAACACTTCAATGCAGAAACTGGTGCTGATGCTTCAGTTACAAACTCTAACTCAAACTTTGGACAGTTTGCGATTGCCTCTGACGGATTCAAGAAAGAAGCATTTACCAAAGACGACAACGCATATATCACTCAAATTATTGCACCGAAAGCAATAACTTCTACAGAAACAAATATTGATTGGCAGAGATTAGATGTTGGTTTAACTACATCTGTTGGTATCACAAGTCATCTTTACCTATTTGGATTTAACACAAAAGATAATGTTCCACCAGTTGTAATTCAAGGTTATCGTGTTGGTGCAAAAACAAATGATGATGTATTTGTTGACTTTACAAGTGTTAATGATGGTGTAAATGTAACTGGATATGGTGTAAGTTCAGCATCCATCTTCATGGTAGATAATGAAATATCATCATCTGGTATAACATCTGCACTAGGAACCACATCAAGTATCAAGAAATATACAGTTCAATCAGGGCCTACATCAAACATATTAACACTAGGAGCTCATGAGTTATTAACAGGTGAAAAGATTAGGGTAATTAGTGACGATGGTGATTTACCAGAAAATTTAGAGGAAAATACAGTTTATTTTGCAATTAGACACTCTGCGACACAGATTAAAATTGCATCATCAAAAACAAACGCTACACTGGGAACTTCTCTAGTCATCTATGGAGGAACAAAATTAAATATTGAAAGTCGTGTATCTGATAAGGATTCTGGTGAAATTGGTTCACCCATACAATTCGACCCAGTAAATTCAAACTGGTATATTCATGCTGCGACTGATAACCAAATTTACACTACAATGAATACATTGGGTGTAGGTAATCTTGGTAACAACACACCCGTATCATTCATTAAGAGAATTGCTGATGAAAGATCACTAGATGAAAAAGTATACAAACTTAGAGTAGTTGTACCAAAAGAACTTGAAAATGGAAAGAATCCAGAAGAAGGATTTATTTTACAAGAATCTTCATCAACTAATGTAAGAAATGTTGGAGACTTTACCAGAACTTCAATCACAGAGAGCGATTACGACTTTGATCGTAACCCTAGATTTATCAGCACTTGTTCTGTATCAGGTACAGCAGTCACAGTTATCGCTGATGTACCTCATCATTTAAAAGCAGGTGAAAGAATTTTTGTGAAGAATGTCACTGACAATAGTGGAACATCTACAGGTGTATTCAACAAAGGTTACAATGGTTCATTCTTGGTAAGCTCTGTAGTTGATGATAAAACATTTACTTATCCAACAACAGATACAGCAGGTGTAACTCATACAATAGGTAACTTTACAAATAATATATCAAACAGGACAACAACATTACCTAGATTTGAAAGAAATAATTTACAAAGTAATTTCTACATCTATCGAAATGAGACTATAAGTTCTTACATTAAGAATGTACAGGATGGTATCTACCATTTATTTGTTCTTCATGCTGACAATGAAATACCTACAGAGTTCACAGGTGTTAAGTACGGACAAAATGTTGTTGACTTGTATCCACAATTAGATCGAGATAATAATCATTCAAACCCACCATCTGCTGCATCTTTTGCAAAGAGAGCTCCTATCGGTGATGTATCAACAAATGATCAAAGAAAGAGTATCACTAGAGAGACTACTGATAAAATTGTTAAAGACTTTGGATATGCAAAAATTATATCTGGGGTCAGCACTGGTGGTGCTATGGGTGTTGGTCATACAACTATCACATTTGATAGACCACATGGATTTGGCAGTATTGTAAAAGTTGCTTCAATTGTTGGTGGATCAGGTTTGACAAATGGCACTTATCATAATGTCAAACTATTAAACGAAGGAACCACTACTTGGGATGGTGCAACAGCGAAAGTTGTCGTATCAAGTAACGCAGTTTCAGCTGTCGAGATTATTGAGGGTGGTTCTGGATTCACGGGAACAGAAACTCTAGATATAGATAACTCATTCACAGGTGGGTCAGGTGCTAAAGTAGTAATAGGTGTTACAGGTATAAGCACAAATGTAGGAGATTCACTTCAAATCACTGGTGTTGGAACAGTTACAGATAATATAGTAGCGATTTCATCAGTCAGATCAACAACTTCTGTGTCAATCGCTGTTACGACTGGTGATCCTGATATTATTACTGGACAATTTGCAATTAATCAAGGGCCTAAATCCACCATATCGGGTGTATCAACGGTAGATGCTACTACTGGTATATCAACATTTACATTTACTAAGAGTCATGGATTTGTTGCTGGTAGTCAGTTTAGAGTATTAGATAATAATAACAATAATTTAGGTAACTTCTTTGTTAAGACAGTAGTTGGTGTAAACACTTTCTCAGCAACTACGACTGTTCAGTTAGCATCCCCAACAACAGTTCTTCCAAATGGAATGGCTCCCGCAACTCCTACATCTGACAAGGAAAATGAGAACATTGGTTCAAGGGGTCTTACATTCTACGATAACGAAACATTTAATTTAGGTGCAGATGTTACTACAGGATCATCTTTAGAGATATCTTTACCAAATGCAGGTATTGGAACAACAAGTAGATTTGATTTAGGTTCATACCTACAAGTTGGTGATGAAATAATGAGAGTTAAGTCTGCATCCATTAGTGGTTCAGGTAGCAATGAACTAACAGTTATTCGTGGAGCATTAGGTACGATTCAGGAGAGTCATTCTTCAGGTGAGTTGGTTAAGAAAATCAAACCAATACCAATCGAATTTAGACGACCATCTATTATTCGTGCATCTGGTCATACATTTGAATATCTTGGATTCGGGCCAGGTAACTACTCAACTGCACTACCACAGGTTCAGGTCAGAACACTAACTGAAAGGGAAGAGTTCCTAACACAGTCACAAGAGAGATCATGTGGTACTGTTGTTTACACAGGTATGAACAACAGAGGTGACTTCTTCATTGGTAACAAGAGAGTTAGTTCTGCAACTGGTCAGGAGAGAACATTCGATGCTCCTATCCCAACAGTCACAGGTGAAGATCCATCAAGACTATCAGTTATATTTGATGAAGTAATCGTCAAGGAAAGATTAGTTGTTGAGGGTGGTAAGTCAAGAACCATTCTTACACAGTTTGATGGGCCTGTAACATTTAACGAGGTCGTTAAGGTCAATGCAGCATTAACAGTCAATCAACTTATCAAACTTAATGGTACATTTGAGATAACAAATAAAACCAATTCACATAGTCGTGACACAGGATCACTAATTACAGATGGTGGTATTGGTATTGAGAAAAACTTAAATGTTGGTGAAAACTTAAATGTGTTAGGTATCACAACAGTAAACAACTTAAAAGTCACAGGTCTATCAACATTTACAGGTTTGATGGATATTGACGGTGGTGCTGAAATAGGTGCATTTAAAGTTGGAATCACCACAGCAAATATGCTTGGAACCACTGGTAACAGCAACATCATTATTGATTCAGCAGGTGGCACAACAACAATTCAAGATAATGTTGTTGTAAGTGGAGACTTTAGTTCAAATGGTGCTACAAATGGTAACATACGAATTGGTGTCACAAATGATAATGAGATTGATACTTCAACTGGTGGTCTTACACTTGACTCAGCGAGTGGAACAGTTACAGTTGATGACATTCTAGATGTTAATGTGAGAGCAGAGATTGATAATGTAAGAATTGATGGTAATGAGATAGATACCTTATCGGGTAATCTTACAATTGACTCCTCTGGCGGTACGGTAACAGTAGATGATAACTTAAATGTTACGGGTGATCTCAATATTACTGGGGATGTGAATGGTTCTACTGTAACATTCACTGGTGATATCATTGCAGCGAGTGGTATTTTTGGTAATGTAAGGATCGCATTTGGATCTGATAATAATGAGATTGATACAATAACTGGAAATCTTATATTGGATTCTGCATCTGGTACAACTCAGGTCAATGATAATCTATCTGTAGCAGGGTCAGGAACCTTCACAGGTGATGTTATCGCATTTAGTTCTTCTGACTTGACAATGAAAGAAAATGTATCACCGATTGATAATGCTCTAGATATGGTCAGTTCTCTTACAGGTAACACATTCGATTGGAAATCAAATGCTGGAGTCTGGGGACTTGAAGGTGGTGATACTGGAATTATCGCACAAGAGGTCGAGAAATTAAAATTACCTGGCCTCACCAAGACAAGAGGAGATGGAACGATTGGTGTTCGCTACGATAGACTGATACCAGTTTTAATTGAAGCGATTAAAGAACTTAAATCAGAAATTAACGAACTTAAAAAGTAATGGCACTACCATCATCAGGACAAATATCACTCGGAGATATAGCCAATGAGTTTGGTTTTACTAATGGATCATCAACAAAGTTAGGAGACTATCGCACTACCAACGGGCAGGGTAACTTTCCCGTATCTTTTGGTACATTGCAGTTCAATTCAATTGATGCACAAACTGGTGGTTCAGTTCCGACATCAGGACAGATCAAAATATCTGATTTTCGTAGCACTAGATTGCAACAGGTGGTAAATTTTTATGGTTCTGGTAAAGGTGGTAGTAGATTAGTAGCGAAAGACAGATATAATTCTAACTCATCTGGGGATGTAAATGTTATAGGTAATTATAGAACAAGACCAAGCAATTCATCAGGAACAAAAGTACATATTCATGTCAATCAACAGATCGGATCAGAAAAAACAAGAGTTGAACATTGTGCATTAAGAACTGGATCATGGGATTCATCAACAACACTACAGGTTGATGTAGGTGGTTCAGGTAGAATCGGTGGTGCTGGTGGCGATGGTGGTAGAGGCTCTGATGGGCCTGGTGCTGCTGTTGCAGGGGGGTCTGGTACATCAGGATTAGGTATTCAATATAGTCCTACCACAGTTAATGTAGCATCAGGTGGTGTCATCACAGCAGGATTTGGTGGCGGTGGTGGTGGCGGTGGTGCATACGACACCGATAAAGAAGCAACAAGAACTTCCTCTGGTGGTGGAGGAGGAGGTGGTGCAGGTATTCCAGCCGGTGATGGTGGTGGTGGAGGTATCAACGCAAATCTTAATGGACAGCCAGGAAACGCAGGTACTATAAGTGAAGGAGGAGCAGGTGGTAGTGGTCGAAATAATGATGGAGAGGCGATCTCTGGTGCAGGTGGTGCAGGTGGTGAAGCAACACAAGCAGCAGGGACAGGAGTTACAGGAACTGGTGGTGAGGGATCAACTTATCAGGGTGCGGCTGGAGGGTCTGCTGGTGCAGCGATAAGAAGAAATACAGGATTCACTGTCAATGTAACAAACAACGGAAGTATTAATGGTGTGCAAAACGCAACGACTGTGCTATAATTAAAGTACTAGATTTTATTATATGGCATTTGAGACTGATTTAATAAGAAGATATAGTGGTGCTTTCTCAAAAGAGGATTGTACGAGAATAATAGAGGGAATACATTTTTTTGAAAAAAATCACCTACTCTACTATGATAAAAATAAATTAGCAAGGGAAGATCATAAGACAGTAAATATCACACATGAGTATGATTTCTCTTCATCAAGCAGACTTGCAGAGGATATTTTTCCTAAACTTAAACCTTGTGTGGATGAATATCTACAGGCATTTGGAGTGCTAGGTTTACGAAAATTTTTACTGCATGATATTAAATTAAAAGAGATACCGGCTGGTGGAGGATTTCATGCGTGGCATTATGAGAATGGTGCATTAGAAGTATCACGCAGACAGTTTGTTGTTCAAGTTTATTTGAATGATGATTTTGATGGAGGTGAGACAGAATTTTTATATCAACAGAGAAGAGAGGAAGCAGTGGCAGGGGATGTTCTGATATTTCCAGCCTCATTTACACATACACACAGAGGTAATCCACCACTTGGTGGCACTAAATATATTGCAACATCATGGGGGGTGATTCAAGGTGAAAATAATTTTTAAAATTGTTAGATATGATGAGGAAGCACAGTCCATATCAGTTAAATTTTGTTATGAAAAATCTAGAAAACCAATAGATGAGTATAGATCATATGCGATTGATTTAAAAAATCTTGACACCTATGATTACTTTACTTTTTCGGACAGTTTAATAAGACAGTATGGTTTAAGATTAGTTGAGGAGCAAGAAGATAAATTAGATACAATTACAGAAAATATACCAACAAAAATAGATGATAAATTTGATGTACGAGATTTAATTGATAAGGTTGTTGAGGGTAAATATATTAGAAGAAAAAGATTCCCATTAAAGATGAGGAGGATTGAATTATGACCTACAAAAGATTTTTTAAACAATGTGAGGAGTTCTCTATTTGTGGTGTCATTGGAGATAGAGCAGAGGCTGGTATAGAGGGTGCAGAGAATACCACTCTCTATCACATTGCAATAAAGGGTAAGGGGAAGTTGTGTAGACCCTTTGAGACAGATTACATTGAAATGGATGCAGATGGTAATAATTTCATTGACGAGAAAGCATTTATGGGAGGTTATAGACTTTATATTTCAGAAAAACCATTTCATTTATATGGATTTAATCCACTCAAAGTTGGTCAGGATTGGGATGGCAAGTTAATTAAAGAATCATTTTTTGGAGATTCAAAAAGTTATCTCATATGTTTTAATGGAAGTCCAGTTGTAAATGGAATTGAAATGCAAAGAATGGACTATGCACTACTTCAACCAAAAGAATATAAAGTTGAATTAAATGACGGATTACTTGGAATGTTTACTAAGAAAAATTTTGTTTAAATGAAAATTAATCGTAATGAACTCATACTGTTAAGAGGAATCTTACACACAAAAAGAATGTACAAAGACATGAAACATATACCACATGGTGTTGTTGTATATGAAGATTGGATGGAAGAGAGTTTCCACAAAGTAAACAAATATATTCAAGAAAATTATCCTGAAACACCTGATTGGAAATGACAGAACAAATACAGGCAGACGCATACGAGACACCATTTCCCCATTTAATTCTTCACAATTTTTATAATGATGAGGAACTTAAACTTATATGGGAGGAACTAGATTTTTACACAAAACCTGATAAGTTATTAGATGTAAAAGAATATCTTGGAGTTGTTGATAAAACAAATGCTAAAGCGATTTATCTTGATGTTGTTTATCCTAAAAAATTTAGAAAGTTATCAAATATTCTTACAGTTAATCGTAAGGTATTTGAACCACAGGTATTAGAACCATTCTCAAAATTGCATGATTGTTGTTTACACTCTATGCAATCTAATTACGACCATACAAAAGTAAGATACTATCATGATGGTGATTTCTATGAGCCTCATACAGATAATTTTTTTGATTTTCTTGCTTTTTCCTACTTCTATCGTGAACCAAAAAGATTTGAAGGAGGTGAATTATTCTTCCCTAAATATAATTACTCGTTTAGTTGCGATAACAACTCTATAATTATAATGCCAGCATGGGTTGAGCATGGAGTGACTAAGGTAAGTATTAAAGATTCAGATTACTATGATGGATTTGGGAGATATGCCATTACGAGTTTTTTTGGTAATAAAGAAAGTGAATAAATAACTAAAAATATCGTGATAAATGTCTAATATAAGAAAGACTTTTAATTTCAGAGATGGAGTTCAAGTAGACGATGAAGCTCTCGTAGTAAAGGGAGATCGAGTCGGGGTTGGAACTACATCCCCAGATGAGAGCCTTGATGTAAGAGGTAATGCAAAAGTCATAGGGATAATTACAGCAAATAATTTAGAAATAAGTGGTGTATCTACATTCACTCAGGTAAGTATTGGATCGACAATTACATTTGATTCTACGAGTGGTGTCATAACTGCATCTTCTTACAAGGGGGATGGTTCAACTTTATCAAATCTTCCAACATCTCAATGGCAAAATGTAAATGTAGTTGGTGCAGGTGCATCGCCAATTTATGTTGAAGGCAATGTTGGAATTGGAACAACAAATCCTGAGAATGGCCTTCAGATTGGTGGTAATCCAAGTAATGGAATTGGAGTCGGTTTTAATACAACAGGTGGTGTTGTAGCGTCAGGTGTAATCACAGCAACAACTTTCTCAGGAAATTTAGCTGGAAATGTAACTGGAGACTTAACTGGAACAGCATCAAACGCAACACAAGCAGCTTCAGCAACAGTCGCAACCAACGCACAGGGGTTGACAGGTACACCAGATATAACAGTCAGAAATATAAATTCAGCAGGTATCGGTACTATCGCAACCTTAAATGTAACTGATTTCACGACAGCAACATTAAAAGGTCATAGCACTATCCGATCAATACATGGAACTACAACAACATTTATTGTGACAGTAGCATCCAAAACTTCAGCACACAGATACAATGGTTCAGGTAGTTCAAATGGATATAAGATTGATGGAGTAGAAGCACCATTTATAACTCTCACACCAGGCCGTACCTATCGTTTCGATCAGTCAGATGGCACTAATGCACTACATCCACTTAGATTTTATTATGATGTAGATAAAACGACTGCATATACTACAGGTGTGACTGTTGCTGGAACTCAAGGTTCGGCAGGTGCATACACAGAGATAGTTGTTACTGATACTACACCAATAGTCTTACATTATCAATGCTCTAATCATGCAAAGATGGGTAATTCTGTTCAGACAAACTCAAATGTACTAGACACAGAACATAACTCAACAGTCAGGGGAACAATGACTGCTACGAGTTTTGCAGGGCCTCTTACAGGAAATGTTACAGGTAATGTCACTGGTAATTTAACTGGAACTGCTGTAACAGCTACAACATTTACAGGTTCTCTTGTAGGTGGAGTAACAGGAAGCGTCACAGGAAGCGTCACAGGAAATTTAGTTGGTATCGTCACTTCGTCAGTTTCGAGTATTGGTGTTGCAACTGCTACTAGTTTGGGAGTTGGAACTGCAACAGCAAATGCGAATATACAAATACATGATTCTTCAGGAGCATCTTCGATTGTTATTGGAAAGAATCCAGCAGTAGCAGATAATAACCTACAAATCCGATACGGTGGTGGTGCATCATCATTTAGTGGTTCGGAAGCACTAGATATTATTAATCATGGCGATGGAAACTTTAACTACTTTATTACTGGAATTAGTAGTTTCGTATGGCATAGAGGTAATTCAAATCCGTTGATGGCATTATCAAGCACAGGCAGTTTAGGTATTGGTATCACACAACCACAACATAAATTATCAGTCGCAGGTACTTCAAAGATTACTGGTGTTGCTACATTTACAAATGCTGTATTTATTGATGGTGTTCTCACAGTTCAAGATGCAACAATTAGTAATTTAACTGGTAATGTTACTGGTAATATCAAGTCAGTTGGAATTTCTACAATACAAGATTTAGAAAGCACCAGTATTGGAATTGGATTAACAGCAAGTGGTAATAAATTTACTGTCAATAGTAATGTAGCAGAAAGATTCTTTATTAATACTGGTGGTAAGGTTGGAATAATGACTTCAATTCTCACACCTAATATTGAACTAGATGTAAATGGGGATGCGAGATTTGCTCATGGTTTAGTGGTTGGAGTTACTACAGGATTATGTGCTGTTGACTTCTCGAATTGTGTTGATATTTTTGCGGACAATGCTTCAAGGGCTGCATTATCTTATATGTTACCACCTAAAGTAACAAATGCTCAGAGAAACTCATTGACTTCTAGGACAGGAGGTGCTGTGCCATCAGGTGCTATCATCTATAATACTAATACAAATAAACTTCAAGTCTGGAATGGTTCATCATGGAATGATTGTTTCTAAATTCTAAAACTTATACATACCTTTGGTATGGTTGTCGGAGATACTATAAGATAAATTAAGAACCAGTTAGCAAACTGTCACACAAGACCCCACATGGGGTCTTTTTTTGTTATACTAGGTGTATCTAAGATTTATTTGATGCAACTAAGACCCCACCAAGAGAAAGCAATTAAGGC